CCCCGCCCCTAATATATCAAAATTCTAAAAAGGAGAAAAGAAAAATGAAAAAAGATTACTTAAGCTTTTTCCCGCCGATAAGTATTGGCAACAGCGACATCGCCAGCCTGGTGTTGAGAACGCTAACACCTGCTGGTGAGCAAGTCGCAGAAATCGTCCACTTCGACACGGACGGCAGCTACAAAGCATGGGAGTGTTTCGGGGACGACCTTGAGATCCCCGAATACTTCGAAAAGGTCTTGTCCGGCCGCCACTGGCTGATGATCTACGACGATGAAAGCCTTGTGTACAAGCGTCATCCAGACGAGCTAACCGCGGTTGACGTATACAGGCTCGCTGATCGCGAGTGCGTCATTCATTGGCATCGCGCGGAGAATTCTAATGACAAATAACATCAAAAGTGAAGTACTCCGCTTCCGGCTGTCCCCGGAGCTCAAGGAGGATCTGCGAGCCATCGCGAAGGCAGAGCATCGGACGATGTCAAATCTGCTCGAAATCATCGTCCGGAGGTATGTAAACGAGCATAAAAAGGACAGCGCCGAGGGCTAACCCCCTCGGTTTTGTTTTATCGCGCAAAAAGGCCGACGGGAAAGGAGGTAAACCCGCCGGCCTCAGATATGGGATTTTGTCTTTTGCGCTTTTTGTTAGTCTAATGATAACACACTTTTAGTGTGCAATTCTATGAAAAAGTGTGCAATCTTTTTATTTTTTAGGCTCTCCCCACTCTGCGAGATGCTCTTCCGTGGTCAGGTTTTTCTCCGCCCACGCCTTGGCGTCGTTAAGCGTCAACGGGAATATATCGCCTCCGTCCTGCAGCTTGCCGTCTATGACCCTGCCCCATATAGATGATGCGTCGCCGGCACCGGCGAGAAAATATTCTCCCGTCTTCTTCCTGTAAAGTCCCTCGCATACTTTCTTGTTGTTTTTCCACACCTCGCCCACTTTGTGGGCTTTCTCTGTATCGTACAGCTTGCCGTTGATGATTTTCTTCACGCCTTATCAATCCTTTCTCTCGTTATTTTTCTATTCTTCCGGAAAGCGGCACAAGTTTATTCGGGTTTTCTCTTCTTGTCACGCCATTTACCCTCCCTTATTTTTTCGACGCTTTGTAAAGCGTTCGAATGGATATAGCACACGTTTCGATAGGAGTACCCCATCTCACAGGCGATCTGCTCCCAGGACATGTACCGGAAATAACGCAGATATAGCAGCCGCAGCTCTGCCGGGTCCTCTACTTTGGCGATTGTCCGCAGTACGCGCTTTTTAAGGTCAACATACTTGTCTATCGTCTCGTTGACCTCCCGTTCAAGGTCGACGATTTTAGCTACAGTGTCACCAATCTTGTCGTTGGTTGAGCCCGGTATGACGGTATCGGCCGTAAGATTGCTCGTCGCGCTCAAGATAGAAGCGCGCAACTGACGCGATTCCTCCAGCATGTTCTTGATGTTCACGTCGTAGAGTTCTACCTGCTCAAGGTACTCCCTCGCTTCAACGCTCATGTGCTCCCTCCCCCAGGTACATTCTCCGCTCCGAGGTTGTCAATCATATCTCTGATTAGCGCCGGCATTTGCGTGGCTTCGGTTTCTCGGTTGGCGATGGTTTCATAGGTTTTGCGAAAAATTGACATCATCATAGCGCTGTTATCTTCCCTTAGTATTCTTTCCCAGCCGATAGACTCAACGGCTTTTCGGGTTATCGGGTCAAGCTCATCAAGCGGATCTGCTTCTTGATACTCAAGGTATGCGGTCGGGTCGCAACCTAACGTATCGGTCAGATACTTCCTCACACGCTCTATATACCCCTTAGGTATCGTATACCGCGCTTCCTCTTTCGCCTGCAGCACCTGCTCCCACCCCTCGCCCCAATCCGGAAGCCTGCCATGCTGTATCTCTGCCGCTAATTCTCGCAGCTCTGCGATAGTAGGCGGCCATTTTTGGGTTGTTACCCATTTTTTAAGCACAACTTCCGCTATGCTCATGGGTATATCATTAAGCAAGCTGTACCATGTATCACGCGCCGCGTCGTCCGGCAGCAGCTTGTCTCTGTGGTTCGGGTAGCACTCTTTGAGCGCCATAGCGAACTTCGCGAACTCGACCTTGTTCATGTCATCGTCCTCCTTTTAGGCTCATTCTCTCTCCGCCCATGCCGCCATACTTCGGCGGTCAACTTCGATAGCTTCCTGCGCTGAGGTTTTATATCCTTGTCTCTGTGTCGGCGCTCTCGCTTTTTCTTCTTCTCTCCTTTTTACCCACCTCCGAATAGTCACGAAGTGAGATTTATAACTCTTGCCCGTGCTTGCCATGTACTCCGAGAGCTGTTCTATCCACTGGCTATATGTGTCAGGGTATTCGTTCTGTAGTTGTTCGTATTCTTTGTCAGTCAAAAGAACGTTTTTATATTCACCGTATTTGTGACGAGAGGGCTTTAAACTCTCCTTCTCTTTTTCCTTCTTATTCTTAGTATCTAAATCTATATCTAAATTCTTATTCTTAATATCTAAATCTATATCTATATCTGTCTCGTGACAGCGTTGACATGTCATTGACATGTCATTGACATTGGATAATAGTTTTCTGTTCGCACGTGATTTTTGTTGCGCAAGCCTATTATATTCTCTGATTTCCGCGAGCCTACCGACATTCTGATACTTTTCCCAGTTGGATACATGCAGCATATTATCAACAATATCGACCATGTTGAATTGTTGAAATGTTCTGAGGGCAAGTTGTACCGTTGTCAATGGCATATTAAACTGTGCCGCTAACATCTGTTCGGTATACGGTATTTCTTTCGTGAAATATATCAAGCCGGAATCGTTAACATTCCCCGCCAGGCATAGAATTTTTACCCAGGCAACGATAATAGCGTAGCCGTCCGGCATAACCTCGATTTGTCGTATCTTGCGATTGTCAAATAGATCCGTTGACAGCTTAATCCATTTAACCTCAGCCATTTTCTTTTTCCTCCTGTTTTTTTGCCTTCGTCGCCGCGTTCATCTTGGCGGCTTGCTTTTTTTTCGCCATCAGCAGGCAGTAGTCGCATAATTCGGCGTTAGAAAAACTGCCGGACTTAAGCCGCCCTACAATAAACTCCGCCCCGCACTCACGGCAGACCTTTGACCTTGTCATCTCCATTCCCTGGTAAGCGCCCATCCTGCGCCGCTTAGGTTCCTTCATATTCTTCGGCGGCTCAAGCGCGCCTTCGGTCACCAAGCTAACATACTTGCCGTACGTCAAGCCATGCTTCCGAGCTTCAACGGCGTAAGCGTCGAGCGGTGACAGCCTTTTCTGTTTCATCATCCTTGCCTCTTCCTTTGTTGCTTCAAGTATTGCTTCAATCAGAGTTTTGAGCGTCACGGCGCCCCAGTACGCGCATATATAAGCCCACGGGTCGCCATGTGTGAGCAGAGTTATAAGAACAAAAGAGGCTATTCCAAAGAGTGTATAATTATACATCACCCTTAATATTTTCATATGTCAGAGCCTCCGCAACGCCTTAACCGCAAGCACCATACCCTCAACCGCGTCGAGAATTTCGGAGACCTCGCACTTCATCTCGTCGGCCGCTTTCTCGCAGAGACGGGCGATCTCTGTCAGAACATCATACTTGTCTCGGCTTGTGATTATCCATGCACCGAGCGGCAGCTCTGCTCTGCCCTCGCTGTTGCTCACAGTTACCCCTGTTTTGATTTTGTCCTCTTGCGAGGGTAATTCCCTTGTTTCGATATCCGCGCGATTGTGGGGCACTGTGTTGCGTTTGTGGCTGTTTATAGTTTTTCTTGCTCTTACGCACTTTTGACAGTATCGCGACGTGTTCTTTTTCATCCATTGCTTAAATTTTGCACCACATTGAACGCATGTGGACGTCTCATCGTCTCCCGAATTAATGCCAAGTATATAATCTACCTGTTCGTCTATGTTCATGTCGCTGATTTCCTTATCTATATTCATTTCCGCTCCTCCTTGTCTTCCCAGTCCTGACCGGCTTCCCATTCGCGGTAGAGCTCTATCCAGTCGTCAAGCTCCATCGTAACAAGGATTGCCGCGTTGTTCTTCTTGTGTATTACCACCGGGAGCTTCCCGCTCCCGGCAGCGTCACGCTTCGCCTGCGCTATCCAGTCGTACAGGCTCATCTTCTCCTGGTGCTTCGCTTCGATGTGGATCCCCGGGAGGCCGACCACGTCGGCGGCCTCCCCGGTGTTCCCGCAATACTGCGCCGTGCGCCTTGCTTCATTATATCCGTAGCCTCGCAGGTATGAGGCCACTTGCCGCTCAAATCTTGCGCCTTTCTCCCTTGAGTTTATCGGCATCTTACCGCCTCCTAAAATGGCACCTCGTCATCATCTTCCAATACGATAAAGTCCTCTATGTCCGGGATTTTAGCCGGCTGTTCCGCCGGATTTTTGACAAGTAGCTCCCGTGGTATATCCGCGAACGTCTGCCGCCTGTTCGGTGTTGCCGGTTGCGGGCTGTCCTCTTTCTTCTCGCAGAACTCATGGTTTTCGGCTATTACCTCCACAACGTAGACCGTCTTATCGTCTTTGTCTTTGTACGTCCTTGAGCTTAGCCGCCCCTCAAGGGCTATCTTTGTGCCCTTTTTGAGGTATGTGTGTACGAACTCGGCGTTGCGTTCCCACGCGACAACGTTAAAAAAGTCCGCTCCCTGCGTGTCGTCCGCTGTCTTGAACCGCCTGTCTACCGCTATACGGTAGTTAGCCACCCACTTACCGGAGGCGGTGTTCTTCATCTCCGGGTCGGCCACAAGCCTCCCGATTAAAATTACTTTATTCATCTTGTTTTACCTCCCCGGTGTTCTCGTCTGTCTCTACGACGGCAAACTCGGCTTGTATGGATTCCTCGGCGGCCGCTTCTTCCGCTATCACCTCAGCGAGTTGCTTGCCTTGGTCTGCGGTCTGATAATCAATTGACATTACGCCCCATTTGCCTATCAAGATGCGGTATACAGTCTTCCTCGCCATGGCGTCCCAATCGTCACGCCATCCCTTGCCTTGATATTCGCCCTTTCGGAAAGTCCGCTCATGAGCCTCTATCGCCTTAACGCTCATGTAGATTGTTTTTTCTGCGCCGTTAACAAGCCTGTAATATCCTACATAGCCTATCACGGGGAGCTTTTCTCTTTCTTCTTCGTCCTCAACAAAAGTTATATCAACTTCCTCCGTGAGCCTGTTGTATTTTTTAAGCTCTCCTTCTCGGACGTCCACAACGTTGATTGTCTTATACGCTCCGGTGCGGAGCGCTAACTGGTGCATACCCTTCCATCCAAGGATAAACTTAGCCTCCGTCTTTTTCGCGCCGAGATCCTTCTTGTAATTCTTGAAGGGCACTATATACGCGTATCCGAGGCTCGCGTCAATCGGAAGGTCAAAGGTCGCCGCCTTTAACGCCGATTGAATTACCGTCATCGGTGACTCGTAGAATGCCTCCTGCATAGTCTTGTCTGAGTTAACAAGACTAACGATGGAAGATACGAACTGCGGCGCTCTCTTCCCGAGCAGCTCATCAAACCGCTTGCGCAGTCCGTCCCTGTCAAGGAAGTTGTTTAGCAGCGCGTTGATACTCGGCTGCTTCTGTTGCTCTGCCGCCGCCTTGCTTGTCGCTTTCTGAATAATTGTTGCCATTGTAATAATCCTCCTTTATTTTGGTGCCGTTTGGCACTCTTTTGTTTTGATTTTGTTCCGCCATTGTCGCCCACCTGCAGTTGGAAGGCTCATAGTTGCCGTTGACGTTAATGCGGTCTATCGTCAGATTGTCTTTGTGTCCGTGGGAGATTGCCCAGTCATAGAACGCCGCGAAGTTGTACCGCCATTCGGGAATAATCTTTATCCCGCGTCCGCCGTAGTGCTTATACGCGTGATATCCCGGATAATAACAGCGGTTCTTCATGCAGATCCATATCCGATATAGCCTTGTGTAGCGCTGCCCGTGGATTATTTTCCCCACTCTACGCCCCCTTCTTCTCGCTTACCCTGAACGTCCGCACCTGTGAGGTCTTGTAGTAGCCGCCGAGATCAAGATCGGGGTTATCTTTCGTAAACCTCTTGCTGTCGAAGCTGCTCCGCTCCGAAGTCCTCCATGTCACGCGGTAGCCCTCGCATTCGCCTGTTCCGGCGTCTCCCATGTACGCCTTGACGCGGTTCGCCGCTTCGTCGCGCATACTTTCAAGCGCCTTGATTTGCTCTCCGAGTGAGATGTACTCGCTCAGGTCCGCCTTATGTAGCGATAGGTCTACGGTCTCCTCCTCGGTATCATCGGCGAAGATGGTCTTGATAGCGTCCGTAGTAGACGCGGTACCGTCCACCGCCGGCGGCGTGTCTGTCTTCACGCACTCCCAGAAGGTTTCCTCCGCCTGCATAAGCGCCGCTATCTCGTCCTCGTCTCGCTCTATCGTGAATATCTTGAACTCCTTGTTGCCTATCAAAACGGCTAAATAACAGCGTTCCTTGCCTGTGACTGCAAAGTAGTGGACTATCTGAACGTAGTACCTGTCCGGATACTCGCCGCCTTTGTACCGCTTGAGATTAATGCTATCAGTGGTTTTAAGCTCAAGCAATGCCTGCTCTCCGACAACCTCCCGGTCTACGTTGGCGATAGCCCAGGGGTAATCGCTGTTGATAAGGCTCATATTCACCCTGCGGACCTTCTTCCCGGTCTCTGACGTGAACTTCAAAGCGACAAACTCTTCAAGGTATGTGCCGACCTCTGTCGCGAGGTTGCCCTCAAATTCCGGCATTCTGCCGGTCTTCTCCGCCCACAAAGCATACGGCGAAGAGAACGGGTTAAGCCCCACCACCGCGGCGGCGTCGCTCCCTCCGATGTATTTCTTTCTTAACGCAAGCCATTCTTCACGGCTGTCGGTTTTAATTCTCGTTATCATGTTCATTTCCTCCTTTTGTCTTCGCGCCTATTCTCCCATAAGCGCTATTTTGAGTCTGTTAGCATCATTGAGATAAAATTTTTGCGCCGCAGTATCTGTTATTACAATTGATGCTTCTTCGGCACATATCCAATATTGAGGTATTTTGCGTCTCCCGTAGTTTTCGTAATAATCGCTGAGATTAAGTTTGCTAACTCTAATCATACTCCCGGCCATCCCTCATCATGATGTATAACCGCTCCCACAATCTTTTCACCGGAGGGCATATCTCCGGGAGAGCGTCGCAGACGAACTCCCCGAGCGCTAATATCGCGAGAAATGCCAGAGTGAACTTGATTAGCAAGACCATTTCGGTTACCTCCTTTCCTCGTAAAACAGCGTCCAGTCGAAGCCGAGTATCTCGGCTATCTTCTTTGCCTTTTCTGGGGAAGGGCGTCTTTCGCCTGCTTCGATGTAGGAGTAAAATTGTGGTGTAATACCTACAATCTCGGCAACATCTTTTTGATCAAGATTTTTCTTTAGCCGCAATTCTTTTAACTGTAAAATAATTATCACCTCTTTCTATACTAACAACAGTTTGTTGTTTCTTGTATCCTATTATAAACAACGTTCTGTTGTTTGTCAAGTACTTTTTCAACATTTTGTGGATATTCTTGACAAACAACAATTTGTTGATTACAATAAAACAAA